TAGGTAATTTTCTATACTTAACCTCATGTTCTAATCAAAAACTGCGTTTTTAACTCTATTTTTCCTATTTTTTTCATTTTTTCTGTAAATAACTTACAGACAAACCACTTTTGGCCGAAGGAGAATAGAATGTCTAAACATACATTAGAGCAAGTATTAGAAGCCCTAATAAACAAAGAAGACGATCGTGCTAACGAATTGCTACATCAATTCTTTGTTGCTAAGGGCAAACAAATTTATGAAGAACTAAGTTCTTTCGATGACATCGTTGAAGAAAGCGAAGACGAAGAGCTAGATGAAGCTATCGGCGGCAGCCAGGCTGAAGATTTTGAAGACGAAATCGTTGCTACCGAAGAAGATCTAGAAAACGAAAAGCTATTCAGCGAAGACGAAGAAATGGACGACATGGCTGCAGAAGAGCCAGGCGAAGAAGAAGCTACAATGGACCTAGCAATGGGCGATGACATGGAAGCCGATATGGGCGATGACATGGAAGCCGGCGACGGTGCCGAAGCCGGAGCAGAAGAAGCAATGGCTAAAGTAGAAGATGCGCTAGCAGAACTAAAAGCAGCTTTTGCTGAAATCATGGGTGACGAAGGCGCCGATGATATGGAAGTAGCTGGCGACGAAGAAGTTGAAGAAGAGTTTGACGCACTAGGCGAAGCTACAATGCCAAAGCCAGTTGCAGCCCCAGCAGGCGGCGATGATGGTGTTCAAACAAAGAGCCCAGTAAGCAAAGGTCCTAAAGTAAGCGACCAAGGCGCTGATGCAATTAAAATTCACGATGGTAACACCGCAGGCGGTAAAGTAGCTGCTCCAAAGCAGGACGACGCAGGCAACGTTAACAAAGTTGGTAATGCTAAAGCACCAGCACCAAAAGCAGTATCAAAGCCAGCAGGCGGCGATAATGGTGTTCAAAAAACAAGTCCAGTAGCTAAGGGTTAATTGTTATGACATTACCTCTAGTAGAAGCCTTAACTTATGATCAAGCTGGTATTCGTACTCAGCTTGTTGAAAACGCCGCCGGCGGCAAGGATCTCTACATGGAAGGTATTTTCATTCAGGGCGGGGTAAAGAACCAAAATCAGCGTGTTTACCCTGTTAACGAAATTGCCCGTGCATGTAGTAACATTGCAGAAAAAATTAAAAATGGTTATTCAGTATTAGGTGAAGCTGATCACCCTGATGACCTACAAGTTAACCTAGACCGTGTTTCACACATGATTACAAATATGTACATGAACGAAAATAACGGTATTGGTAAATTAAAAATCCTACCAACCCCAATGGGTAATATCGTAAGAACTCTACTAGAGAGCGGTGTAAAATTGGGTGTATCGAGTAGGGGGTCAGGTAACGTTAATGAATCTGGTGGCGTTACTGATTTCGAAATTGTAACGGTTGATATCGTTGCACAACCAAGTGCTCCAGATGCATATCCTAAAGCAATCTACGAACGTGTAATGATGGATCGTAGACGCGGCCAGATGATGGACGTAGCAGAAGCAGTAAGACATGACAAAAGAGCACAAAAGTACCTCCAGGAAGAGGTTCTCAGGTTCATCAATAACCTAAAAAAGTGAGGGACAAAGGATGAGCACTATTAAAGAACTATTCGGTACTGAGGTTTTATCTGAGGAAGTAACAAGCCAACTACAAGAGGCTTGGGACTCTAAGGTTAAGCAGCTACACGAAGAAGTTGAAGCAAATCTACGCGAAGAATTTAGCCAGCGTTATGAACATGACAAAGGCTTGATTGTTGAAGCGGCAGACAAGATGATCACTGAAGCAATTCAGCGTGAAATTGAAGAATTTGCTCAAGACAAACGCGATGTAGTTGAAGCTAAAGTTTCATATAAAAAGAAAATGCGTGAACATGCAGAAATGCTAAACAAATTCGTTATGGAACAAATGGCTAAAGAAATCAAAGAACTTAGAGAAGACCGTGATGCACAAAAAACAAACTTTGCTAAATTAGAAGAGTTTGCTTTGCGTAAGTTAAGTTCCGAACTAAAAGAGCTAAGAGAAGATGAACAAAAACTAGTTCAAGCTAGAGTTGACTTAGTTGCAGAGGGTAAGAAAGTTATCGCTGAAGCCAAATCAAAGTTCATCAAAGAAGCAGCCGCTAAAGCTGAAAAACTTCTATCTGAATCTCTACGCACAGAGATTACTCAGTTGCGTGAAGACATTCAAATTAGCCGTGAAAACGCTTTTGGTCGTAAGATTATGGAAGCATTTGCAGGCGAATTTATGGCCAGCGGTTTTGCCGATGGTACACAAGTTAAGAAGCTAGGTGAGCAAATTGCACAACTAACTTCACGTTTAGACGAGCAGTCATCATTGCTAGAAAGCAAAGAAGCTGAAATCGTCCAAGCACAAAAGAAAATGCGTATTGCTGAAGACACAATGAAGCGTCAAGCAATCATGCAAGAATTGGTAGCTCCACTTGGCAAAGAAAAGCGTGGCATCATGGAAGACCTATTAAAGTCAACCAAAACTGAAAGCCTACGTGAATCATTCAACAAGTATCTACCCGCCGTTCTCAATGAAACAGTAAGTGCCACTAAGGCAAAAGCTATCATTAACGAGAGCGCCGCTTCTCAGAAGACTGAGATGACTGGCAACAAAACTTCTAGTGAACAAGAAGCTGCTGGCGCAGATATCCTATCACTAAGAAAACTAGCCGGAATTGGAAAGTAATTATTTAAGGAGACTCACAATGTCTGACAAACTTTTCGAAGCCCAAAATTGGACTGCAACCAAAGACGTTCTACTAGAGGGCCTACAAGGTAATAAAAAAGCCGTAATGGAAACTGTGTTAGAAAACACAAAGAAAAACATTATGGAGAGTGCATCCGCAGGTGCAACTCAAAGCGGTAACGTAGCTGTACTAAACAAAGTAATTCTACCAGTTATCCGTCGTGTTATGCCAACTGTTATTGCTAACGAAATCGTTGGTGTTCAGCCAATGACTGGCCCAGTTGGTCAAATTCACACATTGCGTGTACGCTATGCTGAAACAGCAGCCGGCGTAACAGCAGGTAGTGAAGCACTAAGCCCATTCAACATCGCTCAAGCATATTCAGGCGATGCTGCTGGTGCTCCAGCAACAACTTCATCACTAGAAGGTGAAGCTGGTCGTAAGATGAGCATTCAAGTATTGAAGCAGACAGTTGAAGCGAAATCACGTAAGATGAGCGCTCGCTGGACATTCGAAGCTGCACAAGACGCACAAGCTATGCACGGTTTGGACGTTGAAGCAGAAATCATGGCTGCTCTAGCACAAGAAATTACTGCTGAAATCGACCAAGAGCTAATCGGTTCTCTAATGAACCTAGCTCGTGTTGAAAACACATTTGACCAGGCTTCTGGTGGTACAGCATTTACAGGCCAAGCAACTTATGTTGGTGACCAGCACGCTGCTCTAGCTATCATGATCAATGATGTTGCTAACAAAATTGCTCAGCGTACACGTCGCGGCGCAGGTAACTGGATCGTTGTAAGCCCAACTGCACTAACAGTTCTACAAAGCGCAACAACTTCTGCTTTCGCTCGTACAACTGAAGGTACATTTGAAGCCCCAACAAACACAAAGTTCGTTGGTACACTAAACAGTTCAGTTCGCGTATATGTAAACAGCTACGCAAGCGAAACTGCTCCAGTACTAGTTGGTTTCAAAGGCGCAAACGAAATGGACGCAGCAGCGTTCTATTGCCCATACATTCCATTGATGAGCTCAGGCGTTGTCCTAGATCCAAATACAATGGAACCAGTAGTAAGCTTCATGACACGTTATGGTTATGTTGAGTTAACAAACACAGCATCATCACTAGGTAACGCAGCTGACTACCTAGGTAAGATCAACATTGGTTCTGTTAAGTA